ATCTGCTTAGTGTCACTATAAAATGTTTCATTGTTAATTGATTCTCTCAAAGCAGAAAGATTAGTAATCTTAGCACGAGTAGTTAAACTACCTGCTTCTACAGTCTGTTGTTCTCCATAATCATTCTGGATAACATTGTATTTCTGTATCTTTATAATCTTATTATAAAATCCTGCTTCCATTTAACAGAGTGTCTTTTTATAGTTTATATATGGTTCTATAAGCATTTCTAAAGTTCTTGGAACCTTAACGAAACTTGTTGCTGAAATTGACTGTCTTACAGTATATAAGTCACCAATCATTAATAACATTGAACAAAGAAGGGGTTTAGGCAGTTCCCCTTCTGTGTCCAAAGTATTCTCTAAATCACAGTCTATGAAATTTTCGATTGATTTTTCTGCAGCATCGGCATAAGACTCTAATAACATATTGTCGTCGTTAAAGTCCTGGTCTAAGTTTAAATGCTTCTTAATTATGTCTAAATCTAAAAATCTCATTGTGATTTAATATATTTTTTAAGCTGCTGATAATGTCATTACAGCAAATGCTTCCTTACGTAATACTACAGCGTCGAAGTAAGCGTTAATAACAAGACGTATGCAACCCTTAGTGCTCTGTGTATATGGGTCAACAGTTACTTCGATATTACCCCAAGAACCGATAGCGATATTAGAGAAGTCACCATAGATAGCCTTAGCGTTAGTAGAAGCTTGGTCTTTAACGTTAGAAGTAGAAACTACTGCTACACCATCAACAGTACCACCTTCAAGAACTAACTGAGTATTCTTAGAACTCTTAGCCATTGCACGAAGAATAGCTTTACCCTTAGGATTAACAAGATACTTCATTTCACCGAATACGTTAGCATCTTCAACTGTAGCTTCTGCAGTACATAAACCAGCAAATGTAGATACTGAACTTGCTGCATTAAGAATACCACTGTAGAATAAACCAGCTGGCTTGTCATCAGTCTTATTTTCATAACCTAAGATAGTTGCTTCTAACTTGTCACCAAGTGCATTAACAATATCTCTACGGATAGCGTTTTCAACACCGATAGTGTCTTGTGCGATTAATTGCTTAGAAATATCAACATAAGCTGTTAAACGTTTTGGAGTAAGTTTCTTAGTTGTGAATGTATTGCCACTTGCAGAAGCAGCTTCAATTTCACCAGCCCAACCTACATTACCTTTACCCATGATAGGAATCTGGATATCACCTTGTGGAAGTCCACTATACCATTTAACACCTAACTGTGCTAAAACTGACTTAGCGTAAAGAGGTTCAAGAATACCTTGTATTTCAGTTTCAATAACTTCGTCATGAACTCCTGCTTCACCAGTTACTTGTGCTGTACGCTTTTCAATAGTCTTTTCAGCATTGATTTCAAATTTGTTAGTGCCGTTAGACATAGCGTTTCTGATTTCACTTACGATAGAAAAATTTTTCTTTTCCATTTTGTTATCTATATTTTTATTTTGTCTCTTTTCTTCCTCTTTTACAAGAACTGCTTTCTCATAATTTTCAAGAGTTTCTTTCTGTTTTCTTAATTCTTCATTGATTTCTTCAATTCTTTGTTTCTTTTCATCAAGATTTTTAATTTCATCTTCACTTAATGAACGGTTCTCTGTTTTAGCAGTTTCTATGATTTGCTTGTATTCTGTATTCAAAAGAGAACGTTCTTCTTTTAATTCAATACTGTTCTTCATAATTCTGCTTAATCTATTTTTGTAAATCCTGCTTCAAATGGCTTAGCTTTTACTGTCATAGCATTGAAATTATAATCAAATAACTTATCGTTAATAGGATTATATGTCAACCATTGCTCATATTCCTCAGTATCAACTAAGTACATACCATAACTGACTCCTGTAATATAACTTGGTGTCTGGCCAGGCTTAATGAAGCATTTGTTATCAGCTGTTATATATGCGTATGAAAACATAATTTATTTGATATATTTATTTGAAATCTATGTCGATATTGAGTTTATCTATATCCTCAATCATCT